TAACGACGGTTTCTAATCCATATAGGAGACTGGCAGGCCATGATTAAAACAAAGATTCAAGACAGTCGAACTTTAAATTGGGGTTCTGATCACGAGATCTCTTTAAAAAACGCAAAGCTGCGGCTTCAGACTCAAACCAAGCTATAACGAACCGGCGTCGTCCTCGGTAAAAGGCAACAGACCACCGGAGAAGAGAACCAGAAACAGCAGGACAAAATTTCGGAGCATCACAGTAATCCATAATTTTAGTATTTTACGAAGATCGATTCGACAAGTCGACTGCGATCAAATGGAGAAGCAGGCGCAGAGTCCAATATCCACTCCGTGGATGGCCACGGCCGTTGGCCGTCTACGCCTGCTTCAGGTACCAATTAGAGGACTTTGCCTCCAAGGGGGCGCGTTACGACGCGAGTACCCTTACTTTTCTTCCGACGGCGTGACATGTCCATCAAGTGTAAGTTCTACAACAACGATAAGCGAATCCTGGAAGAAATCGACCGATTTGACGGGAAAAGCATTAAGGAAAGAGCTAATCCGGTCATGGTGAACATAGGATTCGGTGCTAATAGTATCACGACAAATGAAATCGCCGAGATTGAGAGATTCCATCCAACGCTTAAGAGCGTCAAGACGGGCGTCATCGAGAGGAACGAAATGGTCCTCAACGACAGTGCCTATAGAACAGAGATCGATAGAGAGAGCCGGATTAATACGGCGAAAACAAAAATGGATAGAAGTCATAATTTATAAAAATTAAAAATGTCTCGCAATTGCACGCCATTCATTGTTAAGGCGGAACCAAAAATCATGGCCTTCAGGAGTTTTACCAAAATCGAAGGCGCAGACAAGCCAACAATCGATTACAGTCGTATCAACAAACTGATCCAACGGCATACGAGGAAAGCTGGCGATAAAGTTTGTTACGTACCAATCAAAAGCCTGATGTGCAACAAGGAAAGAAATGAACTGATTAACGAAAATTTTAGAATTGCGTGTCATAATGTCTTGGTTTAAAGGTTTATGCAAATATAAGTGCACTGCAGCGAAAAACAAAGATCAAAATGTCCACAAAATTGTTAAATTTATCGCTTTTTCCCTATTTGAGATCGAGTAACGCGAGTGCCTCCGATAAAATCACCATCAGGGCCATAACGTTCAGTCATGGTTTCCGACGCAGAAGAACCACCGGACTTTGATGCTGCATACACACCTGCAGCAGTAGCGAAGGACTTCGTGACATCATAGAAAAGAGCGTTCTTGTTCTTACGAATCTGAAACCAATTACCAGAAAGACTCTGCCGCATCTCGCCAAGCTCAAGACCATGAAGATAAGAATAATACTCGCGACCGGTAATTTCCTCGTACTCACCAGTAGGCTTGCCCTTATCGTCAACAAGAGGAACCTTAACGGGGGTATCCCAAGTCACCTCAAACATGTGCTGCATATCGCTCTGCTGAAGGTCAAGAAGACCGGAACGACTCCAAGACTCGCGAGCAGCAGCATTAGAGGCGGAGGCAAGAGCACGGAGATAAGCAAGATTAGCAGCAGCAGACTGGTCCAAAAGAGGAATCTCGGCATCATTCTCGGCACGAATGCGCCTCGTGCGTTCAACCTGTTCAGTATAAGCGGCAACAATGCGCTGAAAATCATAGGTAGCGGCAAGGTCGGCATACCGATTGTAAGCCTCTTGATTGATAGCCAACTCGCCGTAATAAGAGGCGAGCGCAGATTGATTGTTGATGTTAGCCTGTTTCAACTGCTTCTCAAGCTCGATAAGGGCCTGACCCTGCTCCTTGGTAGGCATCTTATTGCGAATGTCCTCGGCTTGAGCGTTATCAAGGTTGGCAGCGGCTTTGTTGCGCTCGATGGATGCATTGACATTCATAGCCTCAAGAGCAGTTCCAGCAGCAGCAGCACCAACGCCGGGAGGCAGAGGACTGGAGAAATCAAACGAACCTCCAGAGGGGCCAGAAGCGCCTACAGAGCCAGGAGAACCACCAGGCATAGTAGCATTAACACCAACACCAGAGGACCCAAGGACAGCAGCAGGAGTGACACCAGCTTTAAGGTAGCGATCAAAGACTTTCGAGGGATCGTTATAGGCGTTCTCATAGTCGAATTGCTTCTGCCAGTTGGCATAATTAATTTCACCTTGTTTCTGCATCTGTTCCAAAGCGTACTGCTGTTGGAGCTTCATCTGCTTCTGCTGATACTTCCACTGACGCTTGAGAGATGGTTTAAAAAGGCCAGAGGCAACCTGGCCGCCAGCGGAAAGGGCAGCAGCACCGAGCATAGCACCCGTAGAAACAGGCTCGACGTAACTTTTAAAGTCAATGAGCTGCATACTAGGGAAGGCTATAGTTGTTCGAACGAATAATGTAGTCTACACGAACAGTGTCAATATGAACACCATAACGATAAACTTTAGCCTGTGCAGAACACGAGGACAAGAAGAACGCCGAAAGAGCAGCGACAACAGCGGCAACCAGAGTCCAAAATTTCTTGGAGTGAATAAGATCTTTAAACTTCATTGCAGCAATAAATTTAAAAAAAAATAATAAACTTAAGGTCAATAAGTTAGATAGAGGCGACCTCCATAAAACATTAAAGAACGATAGAAAAATACGCGGCCCTCCTGCAGTCGGTACCCGGGAACCTTTGCGGATTCACGAACTCTCCACAGAAGGGGTCCGCGCACGTAACATATATCGTCAAGTAAAGATAGTACTATTTTTCTTCAGTTGACGACGAGCTCGAAGAGGGCTTGCCTGCATCAAGCTGGGAATCAATAAGTTCCTGACCGACTTCAAGGCCGTCGAACTTATCCATACGAGAAAACGAATTAGGGTCGAAGTCGATGTCGGGATCAAATTTTTCACCCTTATCAAAATCCGACGAGGTAGCCTCAACGTCGGGGCGGCCGGGAAGAACATCAACGGAGCCGGATCCATCAAGGACGGATAAAATACGCTGACCACGCGAGACATACGCAGGCGCGTCCTCAAGTAACCAATCAAGTGCCATAATATCAGCAGTTTAGCGATTAGACAAACGAGTTGCAAAGGTTTTATTTATAAGATTCTTCTTCTGGACGGCGTAAGACATATTAACAAAGAAATTGTCCTCTACGTTAGAAGCGAAAGGGGAATTTACCTGCGACATATCCACAAAAAGGAACGGATAATAAACAGTGTCGGTATTATTAACAAAATCAGGAAGACCACGCTGCTGCACCCAATAAGAATAAACAGAGGCTGAAGTACCAAAACCATTCGAACGAGAGATCTGACCTAGAACCTCATCATAGCTGCTGCGGAACTCATTAAAGCAAGGTTCGGTCGAAAGAGTAGAAGTCGAAACAGTATGGCCCGCGGGACCAAGAAGGTAAACGGGAACGTCCTGATACCCAATATCGTTATAAATAGGGTTGAAGTAATCAGGGCCCTGGTAATTCAGATAATCAGGACGAATTTGCGACCAGTAATAAACAGGTCTAATACTCAACATGTCAATCAAATAGCCGGGCTCACGGAAATAATACGACTGGCGGCGACCGAGCCTAGTATTGAAAGCAATAGCACCACCTTGCTGACCAAGAGGAGGAAAGCCTTCTTCGGTACTGAAATTACCATTTCCAGCCTGATTCATGACAACCTGAACATTAACAGTCTGCGAAGCCGAAAATAAGAGTTTAGGACGGTCAACGTGCTCAATCTTTGAGGCGAAGAACGTTTCCAACCAATCGCTATAACGACTACCGCCGGCTCCGAGAAGGTCCTTATATTCCTGAAGACGCGAAGCAATGGCCAGCTGCGGGATAGTAGACACGCCGGCCATCGAAACGGCAGACGCTGAACCCGTAGGAATAAGACGACTAAATCGATCAGGGTTTGAGGGCACTACAGCCATCGGATGAGCTGAAAGGAACAGCCCAATAGGAGTAACGACGTTAGTAGCACTACCGGAGGTCGAAACCTGCGAAGCGGGGCGATCGCCGGTGAAATCCGATGAACTCATAGTAAGAGGATCAGACCAAACAGGATAACCCGAGGAGTCAACACCCGAAGAGCTGCGGATTTGAGAATTTATCAGCTGATAGAACAAATTCGAACGATTAAACGTGTTGTTGGATGAAACAACGGCCGAGGGGTAGAATTGACTTTCAAAATAGGCGTCAAGGAATTCGAGGTTAGCGTAAGTCTGCGAAAAATAACTCGACTCGGCAGAAAAAACGGTGGTAAGATCAACAGTACCAGGCGCATCACTGGTATTAAAAATAGACCAAGAAGCCGGCCAAGCCATGGAGAATAGAGACCACTGCGAGTAGCTATAATAATTGCGAACAATATCCCAATAAGCGAGATACGGGTCAGCATTAACCCAACGCTGATTATCCAGGGGAGAGGGAAGAGTCTGCGACTGGTAGGTAGCTGTACTAGAATCCTTGTTGAGAACGCGATTCGAAACACGAAGCCAGGAAAGCAGGCTATTAGGGTAGCCAGTCTTCGAGGCACCCAAATTGGGATCTGTATTAATGGAAGCCGGTATCCAATTCGTCGAAAGAGAATTCATATCAAACTTCGATGAGTTGACGCGCATCTCCGAGTGATACAACTGCAATGGCACCCAGAAACGATGAAGACGAACAGTGTAAGGGTTGAATGTCGGAACAGCAAGAGGATTACTGCGAACATCAATACCCTGCTCGATAGAAACGCGGTCACGGGCGTTAATAAAATCAATACGCACCGGATACAAAATACCCGGCGTGCACGTAAAGGCCTTATTCTCGGGAACATCGTAGCGAGAATAGCCATTCACAACATGTGAAACAAAGGGCTGTTTTCCCATAATTAAATAATTAGTTGAAGATTATACTCATCACGCCAAAAACGCAAGATGTCCTCATCCAGAAAGGTCGGAGGATCCAGATCAGGCATCTTGCGCTTTGAGGCACGAAATTTCATTACCTGCTTCTGCTCCCAGGTGTATGTATCTCGACCGGATACGGAGGCAGCGGGAAGGAAAGATGCAACACACAGAGACACGATACGACGCACCAAAGGAGACTTGCTGAAACGTGAATACGCATCAGCAGCCAATACGGCCTTTCGTCTTTCGTCTTCTGGTTTAAGATAGCGATTGTAGTATCGAGGGATCGCGTAATTATATACGACACCTTTCGAAGCGTCCATATAAGACCAAGACGCAACATGTACAGAAGGGCAAGGCTTATAGCCAAGGAAATCACCCACACCAGGGCTGACAAACTTACGGGTATAGCGCCTGTGTTCAAGAAGGGAAGAAAGAGATTGTAATTTTCCATCTACAGTAACATAACGGTCTTTAATCTGATCGAGATCAAAGCCAATCTGTTTAACAACATATTTAACGCAATATCGAGCACGCTTAAGCGTAGCTTTCGAAAGCCATACATATCCAAGGTCAGAAACCGCCGACCGGATTTCATTATACAAAACATCCGTTCCAAAAAGGAACCCATGAAAATGCAAACGGGGTTCAGATCCAATCTCCGGATGAACTCCAAACTCCTGGAAGAAGCAATGTTTAAAAGAATGACCAATCTTGTGTCGAATTCGCTCATTCCATTTGCGTACAAATGAAGAAGGGTCGAGAAGTGCGTCCTGATAATGGACGGGATTAATAGTGATAGTAATAAAAATGGCCTGCCGGGACTCGGCCTTGCACCGAGCCAACTCACGCTCTATACGAACAAACCAATCGTTGCGAAGGCGGCGAAGGCAATCCTCGCACTTACCACAAGGAACCATAAGCCACTGGCGAGAAACATCCCAGGGGCGAAGCGCAAGCGCAGAGCACGCAACATCAGAACCAAGACGAGAAGGGTTCTTCTTGTCGTAATAACGACGGTTTCTAATCCATATAGGAGACTGGCAGGCCATGATTAAAACAAAGATTCAAGACAGTCGAACTTTAAATTGGGGTTCTGATCACGAGATCTCTTTAAAAAACGCAAAGCTGC